TTGTTGAACAACGAAGACTTAACAAAGAGCATCCAGACCAAAAGTACGAAGATGGTTCTCAACGACATCTTTGGAATGGTGTTAGTTCTTCTATGTGGGAGTCTGATGAATGGTATGAATACCTTGAGTCAAAACTTGGTAATGATACACTGATGAAGTATCACCCAGAATCACAAAAGGCAAATTCACTTGAAGGATTCTTTTAATGTGCTCGGTGATTGGTGCAATTATTAAAGAACCTCGTGCCGAGGATTTCTTAATGCTACATCGTGTGTTCCTTGAGTCTAAGATTAGAGGGATGCATGCTACTGGAATCTCCTATGTTAAACATGGTAAAATTATCACTGACAAGCGACCAGTTCCTGCCGATGAGTTCCCATTTAACTTTCCCAGTTATGTTAATGAAGATGGTAGTCTTTATCTAATTGGTCACTGTCGTTACAGTACCAGTGACTTAGAATTTAATCAACCAATTGCCAATGAAAATGTTTCTGTAGTTCATAATGGAGTTATTACCCAAGAACTTTACGAAGACTGGGAATTACTTCATGGTTATACCTGCGAAGGTAAAAACGATACTGAGTTGTTGCTTCGTTCGTTGGAAGATTATTCTCCATTACAACATTGGAAACATTCTAGTCTTGCAGTGATTGAGTTGCATACTGATAAACGAATTAGATTCTATCGCAATGGTAAGCGTCCATTATATTTGACATCTATCTCAAATGGGTGTATAATTACTTCTACTGCTGATGTTCCAAAACGAGCATTTGTTCCAGGATTTCCTATTAACACTTTGATGAACCATTACATTACATTTGATGACCAACTTGCAATGACTATCGAAAGAGAAGTTATTGAGGATGAGGTAGACTTACAATATGAACTTTGTTAATTCAACGAGAGTTGAAGAGTTAATTAAAAACAGCCCAGCTGGTAAGAACACCAAGTTCTTATCGGCTGCACATTCATTGTGGTATCGGTTTCATAACTATGACAAAGCACCACCAATGGCTCTTGAAGTGAATGGTGATGTTGTTTGTTTAATCTTTGCCACATTCAATCGTGATGGTTATAGTAATCTGTATGAGATTGTTACACTTGAAGGACAAGAAGGTAATGGATATGCATCAAAGTGTTGGGATGCATGGATTGATTATGCAGTAAAGGAAAGAAAGATGTCTCGACTAAAAATGTCTTGCACTCCTTCTTCAGTTACATGGCACTACAAGAATGGTTTGATTTGGTGGGCAGTTGATCCAACAGGTTCACTTCGTTCAGACCAACCATTGTTTCCAACGAGAGCAGAACAGATTGCTTATCGTGACTTTGCCATCGTGAATCCACTACAAGCATTACCACCATACAAAGCCAGAGACCAATTTCGTGGTGAAGGTTTGGAATCATACAAGTGGGGTGAGAAGAAGAAATCAAAGAGCCAAACAGCAATTGATGCAGTTGGCAAAGCATGGTTGAGAGACGCATTACTAGAACAACCATCGTTGGAAGAGTTTTTAGTATGACCAAAGAATATCGTAAGGTAATGGGATTCACTCGCAAGGATGAGTTTCAAAAGTATCTTTCAGCAAAAGATATTAAAGAGCCAAACTGGACAGTGATTCAAAAACAAAATTCTCGTTTGGATAATATTTTCAATAAAATCAATCAACAGTTATCTGTTCCATACGAGGGAAATATTAGCCAAGACATCATTGATACTTTTATGCAAATTAAGAATAACAATATTCTTCCTCGTATGAAAAACAATGGTCGTGCCATGGAAGATGTTTACTATAACTGGATGCTTGGTTACCTAGCTGAAAAGATATTTACTCCATTTATTATTGATAAATTGATACTGGGTAAACTCGAAAGAAATGGTGGAGATGACCTAACGAGCATTGATACCTTTAAACGAACAGGTGACGCAGATTTGATTGATAAGACTGCTGATGTTCGTATTGATGTTCAGTGTGGAACAGGTGGTGGTGTATCAACTATTAAAAGACATAAGGTTGATCATGCATTGAAACATGATGGTGCTTCTTATTGTTTTCTAATTGGACTGTTCACTGGCACATATGCCATTGTAAATTTAAAAGATATAAAAGACGAGTTCTTTTACAAAAACGAAAGATGGGAAAACCAGTTATGCTGGGATGTTCCTGAGATTTCATTTAAGAGATGGTATGCTTGATTATAGATTAGAACAAAATCGTAGGGAAGCGTTTATTCGTTGGTATGCTTGGTCATTAAAGTATGATGATTGCGACCCAGCAGTATGGGCAACAAACTACCTGAACAAAAGATACGAACATAACGATGAACAGAAGTTATGGTTGTGTTGGTTGTATGGTAACACATACTATCTTCCAACTGCTTGGATTCTTATGAATGAATTTCCAGACTTCGAGTTGGCAACAGTTGATCGTATTACTCAATGGAACACTGCCAACTATAAACGATTAAGATATCAGACTGATACAAAGTGGAACAAGGGACATCTCCCTGCGATGTTTGCTTCCTATCAGCAATTCATTGGCGATAAGACACAACGAGAAAAACTGGAAGAATACTATGGACACACTGAGGAAGAGAACTTTAATAATCTCTGGACAGGCATTAAGTCTGGGTTGCATAAGTTTGGTCGTTATTCCACTTGGTTTTATCTTCAGCATCTTAAGCATACTGCTGGTGTGCGTATCACTCCTACTTCTCTCATGTTGGATGATTATGATGGCTCTCGCTCTCATCGTAATGGATTACTTCTCGCCCTTGGGAGACCTGACGATATGGATAGAAAACTCGCTGGAGTCGATTATGCTAATCTGGAAGCACAAGCGAGAGAGATTCTCATTGAAACGAAAGAAAGATTTCCAGAACTGGACTCCCAAATAGATTACTTTACCATGGAAACTTGTTTGTGTTCTTTCAAGAAGATATTCAGAAAGAGCCATGGAAGGTATCTTGGTTACTATCTTGACAGACAAGCAGAAGAGATTATTCAGTGTGAGAAAGATGGTTGGTATGGTATTGACTGGAATGTTCTATGGCAGTCAAGAGAAGAAACTATTGATTTGAGATTAGACCATAGACATGGTATTGATAAAGAGAAGTTTACATCCTTCCTTAATACTGGTACACTCCAGAATTTAGATTGGATGTTTGAAGATGAAGAACCTATATTAAATGGATTGGAGATGTTTACATGACGACAGTAATTGGTGGAATTATGCACAATGCGGCAACAGGTGATATGAAAGTTATGACTGACACAGGATTAGTTTCAATTAGCAATGGTGGCATATCAACAGGAAGTCTTACAGTATCTTCTGGTACTATTTCTTCCAGTACTCTATCATTTGGTGGATTTGATATGGAAGACTTTCTTGATACGCATTCGTTCAATAAGATTACAGTTGAACATAAAGTTGCAGAGTTCGAGTTAGCCAAACTAAAAGAAACTGTTCCAACCTATGCAGATGAGATTAAAGAAAACTTGTCTAAGAATCTTGCCCGAGATATAATCAAGAAAACTACATTCACAAAGAAGCATAATGTAGATAGTGACACTCACCACTTTCTCGGAAGAGTATGGGTATTTACTGAAGATGAATTAAAGAACTTAATCCAAGAAGCACGAAATGTTTAATGATAGAATCGGTGTCGGTGACACTATCAATATTGTAAAGGTGACTAATCCTATGAAGACTCGTAAATTGATTGCTGTTGGTGGTCAACCTGGAACTGGTAAGACAACTCTATTCCGTAAGTTTATGGAAGGTAAAGACTGGATGGATGTGTCTCCTGTCAAATTAGTAAATGCCAGCTACAATACCGAGCGAGATTTATACATCCTTGGTAAGTATGAAGAGGGTGAAACCTTTGCTGGAACCGATCGTCTTAGCATGGCAGTCCAGCCTGAAATGCAGAAGTGGATTCAGACTCACAATTGTAACATTCTATTCGAAGGAGATCGAATCTTTAATCAGTCTTTCTTAGAGTTTGCCATGGGTCTCCCAAATACCGACCTACAGGTGGTTTATTTGAAAGCACCAAAGGAGATCCTAGAACAAAGGTACACGGATCGTGGTTCCGACCAGTCTGAACAATTCCTAAGAGGTAGAGAAACTAAATATAGTAATCTACTATCAAACTTTGAACTGATGCCTTATATTACCGAGTTTAGTAACACTAACTTAGAGGAGCAGGGAAAGGTACTCGCATTCTTGGAGAGTAATCTCAAGATGTAAAATGCCTTTCTGGGATGTAAAATGCAATGCAATTTTGAATTCCTAGAAAACGCTAATTACGATTGGATGGATCTGCTCAACTTCAACGAGCGTCCATTCAGAGCGAAATTTATACCTTCTAAAGTATGGCAAGACCTAGACAACTATTGCAATGATAGTAAGGGTCTTTCAAACTACTTTAGAAAGTGGAGAACCAAAGTCGAGTTCCTTCCACAAAAATCCAAAGCCAAACTATACGATAACTATGTAGCTGTCGGTGGTGAATATGGACCAGATGAACGACAGTGTTGCATTCAAATATACACAACTGAGTTTGACAAGTTTCCATTCACATACGATACATGGAACAAATTTAAGTATCGTATAATGCAGACTCAAATGCATGAGTTAATCCACTTTATGCAGTTCGATAGAAGAGGAGACGAGTGGTCTAACTATGTCGTTCCTTACAAGAAAGTAAAACATGAAAAGAAGAACATCGAGAGAAGATATCTCTCGGAGTTCGATGAAATTCAGGCATATGCCCACTGTGTGTTACTTGACTTCAAAATCTACAAACCAACTATCACCACAGAAGAACTAATCAATAGAGCCAAGCACTCTAAGGATTCTTCCACCCTAAACTACATCCTTAAAGCATTCAATTACGACTATCGTAATAACGCTGCAATTCCTAAACTGATGCAGCAAATCGCCAAGTGGGATCGTAAATACCAGCGAACTATACGAGCATCTCGTCGTCCTAAATAATCCTTACTGGGATCTTTTTAGGAACTTTCGTGACTGCAAACACCGTATTATC